TTTCCCCCGGCTGCTAACATTCCTGTCCTTGCTACGTTACCACCTACGTTCATGTAGTCTTCTAACTTAGCGGTCCCTTTATAGTCTCTGAGTACTCTTGCTTGGTAAGCTGTGTCACTTTCGTTCTTGTTCCTAGAGATTCCTGTAAGCTCTTCTATTTTAGACAAATCAGTTGGGCCTTTTTTGCCTCCTGACTCTCCTTTTTCTTGTTTTTTACCTATGTCAAAAGACCTTATAGGTGTCGCCGTAAGGTGTGCGTTTCCACCGGCAGGATTCATGCCAAACATGTCGTGACCGTCAGAGATCATTGTGTACGCTTTATTGTTGTTTACATCTATAGCAATCCAATCGTTTACTCCACCTAAGTCTTGTGCAGTAGAAACGTGATTATCTGAGAAGGAGTAAATACCGTTTCCTCTGTCTTTTAGTGTAACTGGCTTGGCGTCTTTGAAAAAGTTAAGGGCTTGTTGTTGTGCTTTTGTAAGCTCTTTGTTGTTTTTTTGATTACGAATACCTGACCAGTAATTATCTCTGAGTTTTCCCGGAGTTATGTCTTCAGGCAGTTTGTTAAGTGCTTTTGCTCTGTTTACCCTGTCCTTGTGGCTGTGCTTCGCTACCTTAATAAACTCTTTGTAAAACTCCAGCGGTTCTGCGTCAGGCAGAGCGCCTTTAGCTATTCGCAGGCTTTCTGGGCTTTTCAGAGCGTTTACAGAAGCAGATCCCGTACCGCCTACGGTTCCTGCGCCTCCTTCTTTGTCTAAGCCCTCTCCTGTTTTAGTTTTACGAATCTGAAGAGAGGTTTCACCCGGAGCATCACTTGTTCCGTGTACGTTGTACAGATGGTCTACTGCTCCGTCAACCACGTTGTCTGGCGTGTCGTCGTCTATCCGCAAGCCGCTCTTGACTCTATCTTTGTTAGCCATGTCAGTCCAATCAGCGGTGTACCTCTGGACTTCTGCGGAGCTACCAGCCACTGTATCAGGATCAGGAGTAGTCCTGTACTTCTGCTGCGTGTCTATCTTTGCACTAGCTTGCATATTGCCAGTTACTTCGTTAAACGACCCAGCGCCTTCTCCTGCCTTAGTTACGTACTCATTTCTCCTGCCTTGTCCTGTACCTATAACACGCTTTTCTGCCTGAGCCACAGGGTTAAAAAGCTGGTTTACGGTGTACCCCAAATTAGGAGCTACTGCTTTTGCAGTCGCGTACGCTTTTGAAACTGGGCTAGGACTATCGTAAAATCCTTTTACTTTTGTAGGCGTGTTGTCAGCCACGGCGTTCATAGCCTTACCAAACATACCCATGCCGGGAACAACACTAGCAATCTCAGCAATATTACCTAGGTTTTGAGCAGTCCTAGGATTTTCTTGAGCGAGTCTAGCTATCTCTTGACCTGCTCGTGTGTTCATTATAGCTTCAGTCACACCTAAATCTGGTGTCACAGCTTCAGCAAAACCAGTAAAAGGAGACAACAAAGAGCCAACAGCACCGCCAGCAACATTCAAAGCGCCTGTACCAAAGTCAGCAGCAGCGTCACCAATGTTTCCTTGCCGTAGATTCTCACGGGCCTGAGCACCCTGCTGTACACCCATAGACATTTTATCACCGCCTGCGCTGAAGTCTCTAGCGATGCTCTCAGGAAGAGCTTTAGCTGCTTCAGTAGATTTTCTGACAGCCTGACTAGAGTACGCCCGTTCCGTACGCCTAGACTCTTGGCGGTATCTTTTACGTACTGAATAAAAGTCTTCTCTACTCACTTTCTTCAGTCTCCTCGTAGTTTCTAATTTCATCTATTAGATCAATTAGTACTAAACGGTCTAGCTCCATGCGCTCTAACTGAAGAGGGTCGTTAATTGTTTTTATGGCTTTGTTAGCTGAAGACAAAAGCTCTGCGTATCCTTTTAGTACCGCTGCTTTTCCGTGTCTCTTAATTTGCTTAGACAACGCTGTACCAACAGCGGCTGTACCAAGCGCTCCCGCAGCAGCAGGAGAAACAAAAGCAGCACCTGTTGCGAGAATTGATAACGCTGTAGTAGGAACAGTTATGCCCGTGTTGTCTCTAATTGTTTGCATAAGCCTAGCGGGAGCATTGTCACCCTCTCTGTTTCTTTTACCTACTAGTTTATCCAGCGCGGTTAATGACCTAAACTGCTGGTCTAACAAGTTATGGACATCGTTCCCCTTAGTATTAGCCTTCATGTAATCGTTCATTACATTACGTACAAGTTTTGCCGCAAGGCCTTGATAGGTATCTACGTCAGCGTCGAGTGTTTGACCAGAAGCGTGTACAGCATCATCAAAGCGTTTTCTAGCTTCAAGAAGTCCGTTTAAATCACCTCCTTCTTCTTTAATAACTTTCTGAGCAAAGTCTGTGTACTTTATGAACTGTTTTTGGGCCGCTGGTGTGGCAAGCTGAAACACATCACTATTTAAAAAATCATTAAGAGACTCTGAGAACTCAAAATTAAGCGCTTCCATGTCTACTTTCTTGTTTTGCGTTTTGATGTAGGATTGTAAGCGTTCTCTTTGTTTTTTTACGTGGTCTTGTATAATGGTGAAGTTTTTGCTCACAGAACTGTAAGGTTTTATTCCCGGAATAGTTTGAACTACATCAATAACAGATTCATCAAACTCGTTAGGAACCCATGTTTTAGTCTGTAGAGGCCCACGTAGCTCTACTCTATCTAGGGAAGTAAAACTTTCTGGCGTTAGCATACCAGTTAGAGCTTCTTTTTCACGCGCCAACTTAGATGCAACTCCTGCTTTCCTAGCCTGCATTTCTCCGGGCAGTCGTAGATCTAAGTCAACTAAATCAGGACGGGGTGAAAAGAGTGTCGCTAAATCAACACCAATCCCTAAGTTTTCTTTCACCTGTTCTGCTAACGCTTTGTTGTTTTTCTCCCAGTTTTTATATGAGTCGTAACCAGAAGATATTGACAAGAGCATTTCTTGTACGCCGGGGTTTTGTGCAAACTCTTCAAACTTTTGTCCTGCTGCTGTCAAAGCACTGTCAAAAAAGTTTTTAACGTAGTTGGGCACTAGAGGAGTAAAAGCCTCCATTGCCATAGCACCGCCTGTCCTAGCAGCTTGTGAAATAGCAGTACCTGCCACATCAGAGATACCTATCTGCCCCGTTCCGGGAACTCCGGGAACCTGAAGAGCCTGAGTAGCCAGCCTACGAGTAAACTCAGGCTTAAACTCTTCCATAGGAGCCATAACACCCTCAACGTAAGATGGCTCTGGTGCGACAGGCTCTTGTTGGGCTTCGGTTTGCGCTTTGTACTGCTTTTGAGCAAACTCTAGTATCTCAGATTCTGAAGCTCCTTCAGGGTGTTTTACTGTTACAACTTCTCCTGCAGGGTTTCTAACTTTAGTTTCTGGCATTATATTACTCCGACTCTGGGACTATCTCAAAGCCTTCAAAACGGTTACTTGTAGGAACAAAAATAGGCTGTAACAAAGTCAAAGTCATTTCTGCGTTCTCGCCCAACTTGTTAGCCGCCTGCGCCCTCAGTTTATTGTAGCCTTCTATCTTTCTGGTCGCCTCTCGCCTATACTCCTCTAACATACGCTTAATTGTAGTTTCATCTAAATTTATATCTCCAGCAACAACCTTGGTGGTGAACGCTAAATCTTTATCTGAAAGACCTGTACCAGCACCTAAGTTTGTAATGTAGTCTGCCACACGCTTTGCTGATTCGGCTAGAAAAGCCTCTGTGTTTTCTATAGGTACGTTATCTACAGGATATCCTACTGCTTTTAAAAACTTATTAACTTGCAAGTTTACGTTAGCCAGAGATCCAGTAAACATAGTGTCTACGTCACCTATGATGTTATCTATGCTTCGTATACTGTCTGCTGATTTTGTAGCTTGATCCCAAAGCTCTTCAAATTTGGATACACCTAGTTTAACTAATTCAGATGACATTTCTGAAGTTACATTCTCAATGACTTGTCTATTAGGAGCCTCAGTTAAATTAAGTGTGCTAGGGTCAACAAGTTTTCCGTCTACAACGACCATGCCTGAGTCAGTTACCCTGTAAGCAACAGGTTTACCGTCCTGTAAGAACATCTCAACTTTACCCTTCTGTAGATCTGAGTAGGCTTTAAACTCTTGTTTAGACATCCCCTTTAAATCAAGCGTCCCGACAAACTGGGGAGTGTAGCCCTTACCTAATAAAACCTTACGTCTCGCGGGTACAGAAAGTTCGGGCATGGTTTCCATTTTTCTTTCGGTTAACGTGTCACTAATTGAGTTAACTCTTTCTAAGCTAGACGATGACCGTACCTGTTTAGCTAACTCTGGAAACCCCATTTCTTCAGCTTGAAGAGCTACGTCGGCTTTTCGCTCAGTTAGTGCAGCAGTGTTTGCTTGTTTTTGCTGCATCTCTTGCGCCATAGTTAGTAGCTGCAACGCCTGAGCTTGCATCCCCGGTATCTTAGCCATTGCTTGTGCTTGCTCAATCATAACAGCGGGATCTGTAGCTCCTATAGCGGTAGACAGAACGTTGCCCGTTTGTGTGGTAGTAGCTTGTTTTGCCGCATTAAAAAATACTTCAGCCAACGGGTCGTTTCTTGATTGGTACTCAGTACCTAAGGCGTTTAAAGCTGCCGCGTCACCACTGTTTTTTTGTATTAAGTTCTTAACTTCTTTTTCACGCTCGTCAGCGGCCTGCTTGTCAGCCCGACGGGTCAACAAACCGCCTACGTTTTGCCCGATGCCTGCTAAAGCACCGCCTATTTGTGCACCTGCCTGCTGACCACCACTCGCCAACATACCAGCTACTCCGGACATATAAGACATTGTGTTATCCTCTCACTTAAATACTTTTCTTAGGTTCTGTGCTTTTTATGGTAGCCACCAAGGTCTGCCTGTCTCACTGTTACCTGAGGTTAAGATACTACCTAAGCCTCCAAGTAAGCCTGCGTGAACACCTCCGTAAAGGCTGGCCTGTCCTTGCTGCTGTCCTAAAGCACCCTGCAGAGCCGCAATCTGAGCCTCAATGTCAAATTCACCCTGCTGTCTACGACTAACATCAGCTATGCTCGCTACGTTTAAAGCTGGATTAAAAGAGGACAAAAGTGCGGCTTGAGGTGCGTAACTCTGCTGCAAAAATTGACCAGCAAGAGATGCCTGTTGTGCCTGCTCTGTCTGTGCTTGGCCCATAGCTGAAAGCATAGCCATGTTTTGCGCCTCTGCTTGTGCTTTAGCCATTGCAAGCTGCTCTGGCGTTCCTCCGTACTGCGCTGTAGAAACTCCTAAGCGTCCCTGTGCAGCCATTCTTTCTTCTAGCGCCAGCGCCGCCCGTTGCTCCTCAGGAGACTGTGCTGCACGTATACGATTATATATGTCAGTCTCGCGCTGGGCTGTATCCACCATTGCTCTATCAGCAAATGCTCCCGCACCGCCAAAGAACTTGGACGCCATTGCCTGCTGTGTAGGGTCTAGAGAATATGTAGTTCCACCGCTTGCGTCTGTGTTTATAGTGCCTGACGGTCCCGAAACCGTAAAAGGCTTAAACGTAATATCAGGAACATCAATCGTAGGAAGTGGAGTACTATATATATCGTCCAGAGCGTCGGGAATTAAACCCTTTATTATACTGTCCAACCAACTCATGTTACGCCACTCCTTTTGTTTTACTTCTATTCTTTATCATAATGTCCTGCCTATAAGTGCTAATACATTAATTTCTTGTAGAGATAAAGGAAATCCGTTTATGTCTGCCTCTATTCCTATAGTTACAATAGAACCGTTTCCAGACGTATTAATTGTCGGCCTAGATGTAATGATACCTCCGGTAAACTCAGCCTCAGTAAACACAGTACCACCAGTGTCAGGAGATGTTCCAAACTGTGTTTCTGCCTCGTTAAAGTAAAACGGAACTTGATTACCGACTCCAAAGTCTAGGGTGTTGTAAGACGTACTAAAATCATATCCCCACTTAACAGACACAAGGGAGCTATTTCCTCCAATAATAGTAGGCTTTAGTTTTTTCACCATCTTAAGTTTTGAGGGATCCCCAAAAGTTAGTCCGGGGCTGTAATACCTAAAACGGAAAGACTCAGTTAAATCGCTGTAACCGGTATATTGTCCGACACCGCTTAAAGTTCCTACTAGCATCTCTCCGTTTTTTCTTTGACAAAAGGATTTAAAGGGAGCAGAAACCCACTTAGTTACCCTGTAAGCCCTGTTTTCTAAAGTTCCTTTTAGATCAAAACAATAGGTCGTGCTTAGTTCTGGAAAGGTCAGAAGATAAAAAGAATTTTCAGGGCTGTACACAGATTGAACAGGCTGAGTTAATAATTGAACAATCTCAATCAGTTCTGTTTTTATGTTTAAACTTAAGTCGCTAAGAGGCAAAGACTTTTCTTGTATTGCTCTACCAAAACTTCTAACACCAGATGAAGACAAAAATAAAACATCAGTTCCGATGTGTTGAACTGAGTTTCTATCAATACAGCCGACTCCAGCAACCGTATCCGCTAAAGCCATTTCAGCAGGACTAAAAGCGTTAGCGTAAGCTAGTATGCTGTGTTTTCCAAATATAATTAATAAGTTGTTGTGAGCAGCTAAAGCAACGACTTCATCTGACCCATCAGGCCACGCTTTAGATACGTTAATAGATCCGCTAGACCCTCCAGTAAAACTTGTCCCTATCAGTAAATCTGACCAGTAAATAGTTTGTGTATCTGAGCCGCCTACTGTCCATAGTCTCCCGTAAGCAGCTATAGCCTCGCTTCCGTACAGATACGATGGAGTTGTAGTGCCGTTTGCTGTGCCAAAAGTCCGTAGACCAGTGGCGTTGTCATAAACTAAAGGTTCGTGGTTGTTTTGAAAAAAGTAAGCCTTGTCGTTAAAGTTTACAATTTTCCAGTTATTGGCTGTAGGAGTATAAGCTGCTGGCGTTACTTCTGTAAGCGTTGTAGTCCCTTTTAAAATTTTGTTGTTGGTTGCACTAAATATCTCTACGTTACCAGCATCATCAAAAAACTCGTGTATTCTGTGTATGTGGTCAGTACCTAATTCTGTAGCCCCAGACGTAGTTAGCAGTACAACACCCTTACGTGCGGCAATTCGTCCTCTTTTATCTATTACAGCATTATCCGCAATATCAGCAAACGACTGATCTTGAGCAATAGGAGAGTCTTCCGTGTTTACTCCTTTAAAACCCGGAGCAATCAAATTAATACTTTGTAACGGTTGTGCCATTATTTATCTCCTACGGAGTATACCACGTTACGTCTTCTGGGTGTTTTTCGGCGTCTAAAGCAATAGCGTCAGATAAATATTTATCAGCTATAGCAAAGAACTCTCCCGCTGAAGAACCGCCTGTTTCTCCGCGTTCTCTAGCAGCTAAAGCTAAAGAAAGATGAAGAACGGGTTGACTAGGTATTGCTAAAACGTCAGTATCACCGCTTAACGCTGTTTTTCTAATGACGATTCTTGACTTGAGAACATACACACCGTCTGGTTTTGGGTATACATCAATTTGTATATCACCGTTAGCGTCAACACCGTTGTACGTAAAGTACTCAGGAGCGCCTGATGCCGGTGTTTGAACTAAAAATTTATTGTCAAACCATGCAGCAGGCTGATAACTCATCTGTAAATTTGAGGTGTCGTTAATCAAACTAAGTAGTTTTCCTTTGTCTCCGCTTCCTACCAGAGAGTAAGTAAAATCTCCGGATGTTGTTGAAATGGTTAACGGCGTTGCTGAGTTGGTACGCAAAGCTGTCCAATCCCAAGCTGACTCAATCATTTCCTTAGCGTCGTTAACCAAATCGCCTATCAGCTTACTATATGCGCTTTCTTGGACTGTTGTTACTTCGTCCTCTCTTAAGCGTCTCAATACGCCGTTTACTAAATTTAGATACGTCATGTTTTTACCTTTGTTTAGCTAAATAAGCCGTTAGACAAAAAAGAGGCAATAGGAAAGTCTTTTTCTTCTCCTGAAGTATCAGGAAAAACACTAGACCAAAAGTCTTGCTCTGGTATTTCCGTTCTAGTAAGAAGCTGAGGATCGGCTACAATTTGTGTAAAAAGACCTTGGGAGGTGCCACCACCACCACCACCGCCGCCGCCTCCGCCGCCGCCTCCACCGCCGCCACCACCGCTGTCATCGTCGTCATCGTCGTCACCGGGAGGAGGAGTTACAGGAGGCTCAGGCCCATCAGGGCAGTTTTCAGCAGTCTCACATTGGCCTGTGGAGTCACAGTAAGATTGACCTTCAGGACACGTAGTACACTCTTTAGGGTTATCTGCTGCGTACTCAGCACAGGTACAGTCGTTACACACTGGAGGCTCAGAAGGACACATTCCGTCTTCGTACTCAAGAACACTAGTTCCATCAGGACAAGTATCACACCCGCTTTCTTCTGTAGCTCCGTTGTCACAAATAGTAGTGCCTTGTACACAAAGCAGCGTTTCTGGGTCTTTTGAAAAACCGGGCTTACATTCACAAGGCCCGTCTTGTCCGTCGTTAACGGCGTTAGTGTCGCTACAAGTTTCTGGGGGCGGTGTAGTACCACAAAGCTCGTCTTGGGGATACTTACTACAAAACTGGTCTTGAGTCAGACACTCCTGAGTTTCTGGGTCAGTCAGTAGATCCCTATCCTCACAGGTTTCTACTTCGGGAGGCTCGTCTACTTTTAGTCCTTTAGAGCAGTCGTCGTCTATGTGATCTGTGTTACGAGTGGGTTTTTTACCCATGCCCGGATCGCAGTACCCTTGAGGTAAACACTTTTGTTGCCACGCTTGTCGGCGCTCCGTAAGAGTCAAATAAGGAGCAAAAGAATAGCCCGCTTCGCAATCAGGGTCGGTCGGTGGTTCAACCGTTATTTTATCCTTTTTACAGTCTCCGTCAACGTGTTGATCTGGAGTAGAACCGTCACCACAGTCATCACAGTCATCAAAGTTTACTGCGCCGTTATCACACGTATCAGGGTTTACTATTTCACCACACCCGCCATCTTCTGATGCATCTTCTAGTTCACCAGCGTTTTCGTAGTTATCAGGACAAACACATCCTCCCGGCTGGCCGTCTACTCCTTCTATGTATTTTCCCGGACCTTTGCACCGTGGGTCTTGTATTACATCACAGTCGTCAAGGATCCCTTTAATTATACCGCCTGTAGTTTCTTGACCGCCTGAGTTTTCACCGCCAGTACAGTTTATGTACCCATTGTCTTCACAGGCTATTATATTTTCGTTAAAGTAGTTTTCTTCTAAACACTTAGTTTCGTCAAACGGGTCTACAATGGTAGGGTCTTCACAGACACCTGTATCCTTATTAAATACAAACGGCGTACCATCTTCTGATACTCCAGTACACTCACCACACACTAAAGAACCGTCGTCTGCTTTTATTGTCTCAAGACCTTTCTTTGTGCAGTCATCTAAAGCTTTAAAAGGTATAACAGGTACACCTATGACATCTTCAATTTCTCCGTTGATGAGGTCTTTAAACTGATCGTAAATAATACCACTTAGTACAGGACCAAAGATTCCACCTAGTTTACCTAGAATAGATTCAATGTCTATACTGTCTATATCATCAACACCACCAAAGATATCCTTAACAGAACGAACAACCCAATCGCCTAAGTCTTCTAGTATTTGTTCTGGAGTACACTCTTGGTCTTTCTTTTCTCCACAAGTAGGATTACCGTTAATAAAGTCTTCTAAAGTTGACCCTACGGTTTCTGCCGCCTCTTTAATGTCACGCAGCGTAGTACTCTTAAATATACCTCCTAAACCCGGAAGACTTGGAATACCTATGTCAACTAGTATTCCCATGTTAACACAGTCAAGAAGCCACGTTTCAACTTCTGTTTCTGTTCCAGTGGTTTGTTTCTGACAATCTGGAGATATACCAGTAGCACCCTCTATAAAAACTTCTGCCATCTTTTTTATAGAGCCTAGAGGATCTTCTGGTATGTTACCAATAAAATCTACGAGTCCGTCGTACTTGCCTTTGAGATCATTAACAGCGTCTTCACCGTACTTCTCAATTAACTCAGAGAGGTCTGGAGCGTTCCACTCGTCATAAGAAGTAGTCGTGATGTTTCTATCGTCATCGTAGCCGTAAACAGTAATTGGATTACCGTCAGCATCTACAGCGTAAAGTTCGTTTACTCCATCACCATCTAAATCGCCTGACTCCCAATCAACAGCACCTTCTGGAAGATCACCAAAAAAACTTCTAAGATAAGCGTCTAGTGTTTTAAATTCTTGGTTGGCTATCCCAGAAGGGGACAAAGTGTTAAACCTAGCCCTAAGATATTCTAGTAGTTCGGCAAGGGTGTAGCCTTCAACTACATCATCCATTGTAGGAAGAATGTCTTCTGCCATAATTACTTACCACCCTTAAGTTGCATCAGCTTGTCAGCACCACGTATGCCAAAGCTGGCTGTGACTGCAACGTACAAAAGATATTGATACCACTCAGGTAGCTTCCCTAGTTCTGCAAAGGCCACACCTACGCGACCAATGATATCAAGATCGTTCATACCTACGCCCCACATAATGGCTATCACAGGCGCACTCAAGACTACTGTGAACCACTCGTCTTTCCACGAGGATGCACTAGCCTGTGCCATGTGTTGTTCCCAAGACGCTGTGTTTTGTATTACTTGCATCTTAGCTACGTGTTTTGCTTGTGACTGCTCGTGACGATTGCTCATCCAAGTCTTAGCGAGTCCTGCGATTGGTCCTATTAGTGCTTGTAACATAAATTATTAACCGGCAGATACTTTTAAGGTTCCAGAGTCATTCCAAAGTTGACCCGCAGACGCAGGATCTGATGTTGGAAGATTGGGGGCGGTAATGGTTCCGTTGGAGGTAAAACCCTTTACTGTTGTATTTCCGCTTGCGTCTATCCTGAGATCGCCAGTAATAACACTTCCAGCCGATGACCAAATTTCTACGGCACCACTATCGTAAAGCGCGATGCCGTTGTTGCCTGTACCAGCAGTCGGAGCATTATTCACAACATAGCCGTAGCCGCTATTATCACTGCTTGTGCCAATGTCTGTGGTGTCGGTGCTTCCGTTTAGCTTTAGGTAATAGTTTGCGTTGTCAAACTCTGCAAACCCGTTACCTACGGTTATTCGTGTGCTTGTGGCGTTATCGTCGATGCCGGTGGAGGTAAAAGTCCCATTAACAGTGGCGTTTCCTCCTACCGTAAAATTATTTTCTAAAATAAAATCTGCACCATTTTTAAAACGAGCAATTTCTGTGCCGTCATACTTAAAATATAAATGGGTATCAGCGTACTCAATGCTGTACCGCGTGTTTAATACACCCCCGGCAAACTCTTCCCAGTGAATCTTAGCATTTCCGGAGGAAACCGCAGTTTGGTCAAAAAAGATAGTGTTTTGCGGCGTTAAAACATTACTAACTATAGTGGATGCATCGCTAATCGCCAGTTGGCTGCTGGTGGCTGTGTCAGTAAGTCCTGTAAGAGCTGCTGAAGCTGTTTGTGAGTCTACGTATGCTTTAATAGACTGCTGAGTAGCCAACTTGGTGGCTGAGTTAGAAGACATGTTGTCTTCGTCTAGTACAGCAGTACCTGATACACCTGTGTTTATAACAGGAGAAGTCAGTGTTTTGTTTGTTAGTGTTTGTGTACCACTATCAGTAACTACGCCCGATACTGAAGTATCTACGTATGCTTTTACAGACTGCTGCGTTGGAACATGAGAAGCACTGTTAGTACTCATGTCATCTTCGTCTAAAAACCCGCTAATTGTTACAGACCCATCATTAATAGACGCAGATGTAATATTTATTGTTCCACTAAAAGCGGGACTAGCTAAGTCTGCTTTAGTAGTAATCGCCGTAGAAATGTTATTAAACTCTGTTTCAAATTCAGAACCACGTACTACTTTTCCTGTGTTGCCGCTAGGCAAAGAGTCTTTAGCCGCAAAACCACCAGTATAACTATAGTTACTCATTTAGACTTCCCTCGTAAATTCTGTACTGTGTCTGTTTCCCATATGCGTATAGCTGTCCACACGAGTGTCAACAACGCAGCTAAGGAAGGCAGTACGCCAGCCAAGGCACCAACACCAGTTGCTACAGAAACCGTATCCATTACTTCTTTCATACCCTGATCTGCCATCCTTATGCACCTTTGATGATAGTCATCGTACCGTAAATAATACCTGCTGATACGACAACGGCTATAGACAACAAAAAACTATCTAGTAGCATACGTTGTCTCTTTCGTTGCTTATAGATCGCCTCTTCTCTTTGCGCTTTAATCTTACGTCTCAACATTATCATCTCTTGGTAAGTCTCAACACCGTATGACCACACAATGAGTTCTCTTATCTGCTTCTCTTGTTCCTCTAGTTTTTTCTTAGCTATAACGCTATTGAGTGCCTGTTGCTCTACGGTGTTACCATCAAATAACTTTTTGAATACACCGGGACTCTCAGCTTCTTTTTCTGCTTGTCTTATGTCAGCAGCAAAGGAATACCAAGCACCCAGCTTCTGAGCAACGTGTTCAATCTCAGCACCTCTGTTTACTAGCGTCTGTATCCCTTTGAAGGTCGTAGACGCCATAGCAATTAAAGAAAGAGGATCCATTCATTTAATCACTTGGTGGAGCCATAGCTGCTGGAGCTTCATCGCCGTACACAGCGCTTCTAATTGCCGCTTCTGTAGCCGCGAAATCAACAAGACCGTCAACAACTATTACGTCAACTGCCATTGTGCGCTCTTGCCCGTCCTCTACATAGTTCACAACTACGCTAGAGTCCTTGAGCGAATACCCGTGCTGTGAACCTTCTATTGCCATTATTACGCCTTAATAAACGACCAAATCCGATTGTCGCTACCAGTAGTTGCTACAGTCATAGAGCTTGTTGCTGCTGTTCCGCTTTGAACAGTGTGACCGGCCCATACGTGCATATCTCTGTTAAAAGTTGTTTCAAAATCTGCGCCGTTAAGATCAGGAATCGCATAAGAATCGTCAGTGTACGAACCGCCAACAACTATGGCACCGTTTTCTCCTGTATCAACTGTTAAAGTTCCTGTGCTTGCACTTGCGGCTGTGTCGTCATGTGTTGCCCCACCTCCTATTAGCCACGCAAAAACATACATTCCCTGCCGGTTGCTTGACCCTTCACTACATGACACAGATATAGATGATGCGGAGGCTGTCGCCGTTACTTTTTCAAATAGCATCATCCCGTAAATAGGGCTAAACCACTCATTATCAAAAGATAATACAGTACCCGAAATGCTGTTTATCGTTGTAGTGCCTTGAGCAAAGTCACCAAATCCTGTAACTTTTGCAATTACTATTACGTCCCCAACCGCCACGCTTGCAGACAGTGATCCACTGTAGCTGGTGGAATTAGTATTGGTGTCAAT